TTAAGTCCACCGACAGAAGATTTACAAGGTATGTTTCTTCCTGTTGTTAATGTACAAGCCATATTATTATAATTTTTATAAGAAAGGGTAAGCAGGTATATACCCTACCTACCCCTCTATGTTAAACAATTTATTAAGCTAATGTCAATAAAGATAGGTCACTTCCTATTCCATATTGTACACCTGCTGAGAATCTCATTACTACTCTTACGTTTTGAGAACCATCTAGGTCAGCCATATCTAATAACTTAACTTCGTTATGGTCAGATAATAGACCTGTACCAAAGTAAATGTTAGATTTTTGTCCTGCAACAATGTGATTAGTTGGCATACCTGGAGCTAATACAACTTCGATTCCATCGAAAGAAAGCGCATTACCTTGATTGTACCATAAACCACCTCTGTTATCAATACCTGATCCACCAACACCATTAGCAGCATATCCTCCTAATTGTCTGATGTATGATTGCCAAGCGATAGTTGGAACGTAGATTTTTAAATCTTCTTTTCCATATACTGCAGAAGGAAGTGAATCTACTACGTTTTCTAATAAACTGATAATGTTAGTTGAACTGAAAGCAGTTTCACCACCGTTAGCTGCATCGTTAACGTCTCCGTCTGCTGCTGCTAATACTGTGATTCCATCAAACTCTCCTGCATTACCATTTACACCACCCCAGATGTTTTGCTCATTCTTTTCTGCTACCAATCCTGCAACGTGTCCGATTAAGAAATCAGAAAACTTTGGAGGTAATTGGTCATTTAAAGAACTATATCCCATAGAAATTGCTTCCCAATCTGAGATAAAGTCTTGCTTACAAAGCTCAAGGTTTACTTGGAATTGCTCTGGTTGTAAGATTCTTTCTGTTAAAGTAACAGTAGCTGTATCACTAAAGTCACAAGAAGCGTCTTTAATAACATTAGCATCTGTTGCTACCTTTTTGATTACATCTTTAAACTTTACGTTAGGTTTAATTTCGATGTTACCTTTTTCTAATGTAGGAGAACTTAATAGAGCAGCAGAAATATACTTCCCTGAAAACTCACCTGCATATGTACTTGTAATTGAAACTGTAGTTGCCATAATTTAATTTAATTTAATTTTTATTTGAAATTTGCTATTTTATTGAATACTATATCTTTAGTTGTTAAGTTTCTCTTTTGAGAGTAAACAACTTTGTTTAATTCCTGCTTTGCTTCAGGAGAATGCTTAATAGGTTCAGAAGCAGGTTTAGATAATTCTTCTTTTAGTGCTTCATCTTCTTGACAAGCAAGTTCTGTCATTTTCTGTGACATCAATTCTTCTTCCTTGTGCATTTCTTCTTTTTTACCTTCTTTCATCAATTCTTTGATTTCTTCTACCATAGATTTGATTTCTTGAAGTTCTTGTTTAGTTGCGTATTTGTCTTCTTCATTTAGTTCTTCTTCTTCTACTACTTCTTCCACAACTTCTTCTTCTCCACCTTCTTTGATTTCTGAAATAATACCATCTTCTGCTATTACTAAGATTTTACCATCTTCCATTTCGTACTCTCCAATAGGTAAAGCTACTTTTTCATCATCAGTTAAGATGAATACTTCTTTTCCTGATTCAAATGATTCTGCTTCTAAAACAGTACCATTTTCTAATTTAGCTTGAGCAAGTTCTACTTTTTCTTCTGTAGATAATTCTACACCCAAGACGCTTTTGATTTGATTTAACATTTCCATAGGTTTCATATTAATATATCGAGTTAATTTAATTATTTTGCATTTTTAAGAGTTTCTATTTATACTTCCTATTCCTTGTGCGTGTAACGAACCATCACAACAATCTATACTATAGGTTTCTTTATCCCAACAAAGACAAGCTCTGTTTCCTCCTTGTGGACTTGCATTATATGTTGTGTCTTCATATTCTCTACGCATAGCTTTGTGTTTTTTGTATAAAGTATATTATGTCCCAAACTTTAGCACTTCCTTCTAAAGCAGTAATCTTCCATTGACTACCATTAGCTACAAAATTAGAATCAGCATAATATTGAACCATAAAATGTTCATCGTGAGTAATATTATTACCTTTAGGAAAAGCAATATCAGTACCTACCCTTCTATAAGGTGTGCCATTTTCAGCATCTAACTGTAATCTTAAAAATGTATGATTTGCATTTGGAGTTGAAGCTTTAAATACTACTGTAAAAACATACATATCGTTTTCATTATCAGCTAACACTTTATTTGTAGCACCATTATAATAATCTATACCTGTATAGCTTCTATATATTGTTGCTGCATTATTAGGCAAGGTTATTTCTGTATCTTGTACTAAAGATAGTTTACTTGCAGACGTATATTGTCCGTCATCGTATCTTGTCCAGCCTAAACCAGAACCTAATCCTGATTGAGGATGTAACTTAACCCACTCTCCATTATATACAGTCCATACTCCACTTTCTGTTGTTACAAATGCTCCTTCTTCTATTTTATAAGCGTTTCTTATTGCGTCAGTATCGACATCAACTTGTACTTTATATGATGTGTTTTTTAATGTAGCCATAAATTATTTAATTGGTATGCAATTAGGTACTAATCTTCCATTCTTTCTTTTCATTCCATATTGCTCATATCCTGCTTGACAAGGTTTTTTAAGCTCGTGTTGTTCGCAAGGCATAAACCATATCTTACCTTCATATTCGTGTTCGTGATATTTGTCACACCCTAAGTCCTTAGCCATTTCTATAGCTTTCTCTTTTGTAGAGTATGCAAGTCTATCATCTATTATAGCATAGTCATCATTTATCTTCATAGAAGCTAATTCTAATTCTTTTAACTTAGACTCACTCCATCTCTTAGCTGCTAATCCTCCCCACAAGTAGAAACTTATAGTTCCACATTTAGAATTATCACTTGGATCAAAGTATTCTTCTGCTCTTGACAAATAAGAATACATACGCTTTATAGTTTCTTTACTTATTGGTTTACCTTGTGCAAGTTGTGTTGCTCTGATCTTACCAACTTGTGTTGCACATTTGTTGTTTACTTTCTCATTAAGTTCTAAACCTTTTTTGGCATTATTCTTGACTGCAACAGGATAATCTGTATAAGACTCCATTACCATTTTCTTTCCACTCTTAGTTCTTTTGTCTCCTTTTATAATACCTCTAATAGTAGATAGTAATTCCTTAGCTTCTTCTTCCTCTATTTGTGCTAAGTCGTTTATAGTAGCGTCTTTAGGTCTTTCCATTTTATCCACAAAGTAGCCTTCTATTGAAAATCCTTTAACCTTACCTGTTTTTACATAATCATTCCAAACATCCTCATTGTTTACTTTTACAGTACCCATCCAAGTGCCTACAGGAACTTCCATATTATACTTCCTGGATTTATCGTGTACATCATCTTCTACTATCCAACTTTCTACTAAAGACAAACCATTTAGAGAATATTGATGCTCTAAAGTTGAATTGTTTTGATTGCCTTTCATTAAATACATTTGGGATGCTTTTAAAACCGTATCTTTGGAGAAGTATATATAATATTCATCCTCTCCACTCCTTCTGTATATAGGTTTGTTAGGGATTAATAAAGCTCCCATTAAGATTCTCTTTTCTTGATTTACTTCTGCTAGTTTTATTTCATCACTTTTTAAAGCAACAAAGTCTTCTTCTATTGCAGGATTCTCTACAATGCTTATTGCTTCAATTCCATTTAGCTCCTCATTTTCATCTAAAATAAGTTCTACTATTTTCATATTTATATATCGTTTTAAAATTAATATTTTGTATTTTATCCTATAGTTGCACCTGTGACAATATTTCTGTCTAATTCTTGAGCAGTTGTTACATCATTACTAACTACAAATGCTTTAACAGGTTGTTGTTGTTGTGATGCTATTGCACCTGCTAATTGATTAGAACCTGATGTACCTACTACATTAAATGCAGGAGGAGCTGAAGCTGAAGGAACTTGTGGAGTTTGTATTGAACCACCACCACCACCTCCACCACCTAGTGAAGATGCTACAGATTTACTTTGACCTACTGCCTGACTTATAGATTGTACTATTCCTACTGCTTGTAATGCATAAGCAATTAACATTGGAATGTTTTGTGGAAATCCAACTTTTGCAGTTTGTGCAGTACCTTCTGCAACTGCAGCACTTGATCTTGCAGCTACTAAACTTGAAAATGTTAATGTCTTTTTTGCTTCTTGTATCATTTCTTGTGCTGCCATAACTTGTTTAGTTATAAGTGCAGCTTTACCTGCAGCAGTCTCTGCTCCAAATAGAGAGATAGCAGCATCAACAGATGCTTTCTTTGCAGCAGTCCTTCTATTTTCAATATCTATCTCCATAGCTAAGACTCTTGCATCTCTTTCTTGTTTTAGCTTATCTGCTTTTACATCTTCTTCATCTTGTATCTTTTTAGCTTCTGCAGCTTTTTTAAAACCATCTAATATAAGTTGCTCATCTATTTTAGCTTGTTCTTCTTTTACACGTCTTTGTTCATCTTCAATAGCTTTAAGTGCTGCAGCTTCTTCTGCTTTTAATGCTATAGTTTGAGATGTTACTTCTTTTTGTTTTGTAAGTTTAGCTGTTTCTAATTGTATAAGCTCTGCTTTTAATCTTGCTTCCTCATCTAAATCTTCTTTAGTAGATGCAGATAATGAGTTTTCTAATTGTTTTGCTTCTAATCTTAATCTTGATGCAGCTATTTCTTTATTTGTTATTTGTTCTTCTATTCTTCCTGCTTCTTCTAAAAATGCAATTCTTTCTTCTACTGTAAACTTTTCTTTATTTACTGCCTTCTCTAATAATTCTGCTCTAGTTCTATCTGCTTTAGCTCTTTGTACTTGTAAATCTCTTTCTGCTTTATCAGCTTTTGCTCTCATATCAGACAACTCTCCTGCTATAGCTATCTCTTTACGTGTTTCTTCTCCAAAGTTCTTAATACCTTCTGTTACTTTAGCTATAGATTCTGCAGCTTCATCGAAATTACCTGTTACAAAAGATAATATAGCATTACCAAAGTTTCCAAGAATATCTGTTACATTTCCTATAACTACTGTAATTTGATTTAGCCATTTAGCAAATTTATTCTGACCTTCTTCTGAATTAGTAAGAGCTGTAGCTACTGAAGTAATAGCTAATGCGATAACACCAAATAAACTAGCTTTTAATAAACCATTTACAGTCATTAAACTTTTAGCAAAACTCTTAACTGATTTTAATGCACCTTTAAAGCCAGATACTAGACCACCAGTCATTTTATCTCCTGCATCATCAATAGCAGACATATCTTGCTCTGTCTGTTTTAAATCTTTATTTAAATTTTCAACTTGCTTCTCAGCTTCTGCACTTTTTACATCAATGTCTATTACTACTTTTTGAGCCATTTTATTTCTGTTTTTATTTGTTTAAATGTTTCACTAAATGTTTCAGGAAGTTTATACTTACCTTGAGCTATTCTTATGTTTTCTGTATCTCCTTTTACTATTTGGAGTAATTCTAAAATGTTTTGTATCATACCTCGTTTAATAATTCTATTTCACTTTCTCCTGTTCCTAGATTAGTGTTTATACTATTAATCTTATAGCTTCTGTTGTTTACTACAAACCTGTCTGCTAATGTGTAGTTTCTTAATATCTTTAATGGAAGGAATGCTTTATACTTTGACAATCTTCTTTTAATATTAAATACATCTGTTATGTAAGTTGTAAAATAATCATCAAATAGAGTATCAGTAAATGTACCATCACTTGTCCACTCATTTAACTCTGCATTAAAGTTTATGTTTATTGCACTTGTACTAGAAGATAAAGCAAAACTATTACTTGGAATATAATAATCATTTATATCATTCTGTCCTGTATCTTCTCCTGTAAGAAATCTAATCTCATCTTGATTCTGTTGATATATAGGATAAAATAAAATAGGTTCTCCAATATAAGCATCATCATTATCATCTACACTCCATCCTACTTGTATTGTAGTTGTAGTAGTTGAATTACCATCTCTAAGTCTTTCAAACTTCATATGTTCAAAAGGAGCTTCTACTGTATATATACCTCCATCTAAGTTTTCTCCACTATTTGCATTGTATTCTAATGTTCCCCATCCTATACCAGAATTACTAAGTTGCTCGTGTTGTAATGCTAACTTAGTTCCTAGTCCTTTATATTGAAAATGTATTTCTCTATATGGTAGAGCTATATCTACTTGACTAGAATCAATATCTACGAATTCACTTATATCATAACTCGTACCTCCACTATAGAAACTATCTAATGTTTGTACTTTGATCTTACCATCATCTTGTGCAAAAGCAGTTAAATTAAACATCTTAAATACACCTGTAAGAAAGTCTATTACTTTCATTGTAGGTATTTGCTTAGTAGGTAAAAACTCAAACTCAGCAGGTACAGTAAACTGTGTTACATCAAATGTATGTGATTCAGGAACTAATAAGTCAGAAAACTCCCAATCAACTGCATTCTCTACACCTGTTTCTCCAAATACAAATTCTTCAGTTACTTTTAATAGAACTTTATATGTTCCATTTGGTAAATTCATATTTAATTGCAAGTCTGAGTTTTCAGCACTTCCTGTAGCAAATGTAGAACCATCTCTAGTTACCTCTACTTCATATCTACTTGTCTCTGCAGAATTAGGTCTTATATTTAATGTAGTAGTAAGTTTGTTTCCTGTAGTATGTCCAGTTACTATTATTTCTTCTCCTTGTGATGTCACATTAGTCATTGTAGTGTCTAAACCAAAATCTACATATTCTTCATATTGTAAAACTTGATTAGGATCATTAACATCTCCTTTCTTTCTGTGTAGCCACATATACAAACCATAATAAGCATCATTACTTGTATTGAAGAAATCTGTAGTAAATTCTATTTCAGGATATTGCTCCTCTATTGCTTTAATAATTAAATGCAATCTAATAGCATATTTAAGCTCTCCATAATATACACCGTGATGATGTCCTTGACCAGAACCGTGTGCAAATAAATTTCCACCATTAGGGTCAGGATATTCTGCAGTATGATTTGTACTATCATAGAATAGTCTAGTAGTATGTGATATTAAAGGAGTTATCATAGCCTTAGTATATGAAACTGAATCTACTGTTATATCATAACCACTTACTAGACCTGTATATATACCTGCAGAACTATAAGGTTTTTTAAAGTTATCTAACCACCCTAACGCTTGTAAGGTATCATCTCCAAGAACATCTTTTAAATCTACTATACTACCAAAGAATGTTATTCTATAAGCATAAGGTTTATTGTTCTTCATATCTACACCCTCTAACTTGATCTTACCTTTTTGAAAAGGAAGATAGTTTAATTCAATAGTAGAATCCTTTTTTACTCTTGCATCAAAACCATCTACTATATCATAATTGTAGTAATGTTCAAATACTTTGTTATTTCCTTTAGATGCAGGTAATGAGAATGTCTTAGTAAAGTTTGTAAATACCTTAGCTATGTCTTTTACATTCTGAATAGTTTGAGTTAGAGATACTGACTCATCCTTGAACATATCCATTCTAGTACCCTCAATATATAATTGAATATTCTGCATTATCTAATATCATTTATTTTATTAAACGCATAACCAAAATCAACTGTGTAATTTATGAGCTTGTCATTTACTGATTTCTTAAATTGTAAACTAGAAGTGTTTAAAGTAATTGGTAGAACCTCTGTTCCATTATCTACCCACACTTGTTCACTAAGCATCATTTGTTTTATAACCTCGTTAAAACTCTCTTGTATAAAGCCTGTATTCATTGTTATTGCTTCTTTACCTGTAACGTGAAACTGTCTTATTTGATGTTTCTCTGTATTGTATGTAGGATCA